AAAATGCTGTACAAGGTGGTGGTATAGCAAGTAAACAAACAAGTGAGCGTTGGGCTAACATTAAAAAAGATCGAGATGATGGTCTACCAACTTTAGGTGATATAGGTTTACACTATGAACTTGAACTTTTCGATTTTGTTTCTTCTTATTTTCTTGGGAATGTCCCACTTAGTAAAAAATTTAAAGACGAAATAAAAAGATATAATTATGATTTTGATAGTATAACAGATCAAGAGGCTGCAGAAACTGCAATAAAAGTAGGTCTTACTGACACAGTTAAAAAACTTACAAAGTTAAAAGATAAACACATACGTAATGAAATTACTTATGGCGAAGTTGTTGATGAGTTAGCAAAAGAATTTAATTTAAAAACAAGTGCTATTAAAAGAAGAAGTATACAAGAAATAAGTGAAATTGATAATGCTTTTGCTAATGTTTTAGGTGATTATGTTTTTGGTAAATCTGTTGTAAGAAAACATGATAAAAACAACAATGGTGAAATGAAAGAAGATCTAGCAAGTATATTTAGTGCAATAAATGTACAAGATTTTACTGATCATTTAGTACCTTTAAATTTAACTGGTTCAGTTCGCACTGCTTTATTGGGTGTAATTAAAGATGCAAAAGAACGTGGTATAAATAAAATAATTATTCCTCCTGTAGAATCACTTATGAAAGTTAGACGAGGTGGTTCTAAACCAGCTTTTAAAGCAACGTATGAAGATGCAGCTATTAAAGCTTTAAAAGAATTAAAATCAGAAACTAAAGGTAAAATAAATTTTGAAAGAAAAGAAGATGATCTTATATCATTTGAAGCAGGTTCTGACCCAATAATAATAGATGTTTCAGATTTTGAAATACCAGAGTTTGCACAGTTTAGATTTTATAAAGGTGGAGATGTACCTAAGAATAATTGGGAAAGACTTACACGTTGGATAAAAAGTAAATTAGATGAGATAGAGAATCCATTTAAAAAAGCTAATTATGATTGGGGTCCAGGAGTTGTACGTGCTTTTAAACAAATGGTAAAAATAGATGAACAAAGAGCTAAAGAAACTTTTCCAGATTTATATAGAAAACATATAAAAGGTGAGAAATTATACAATAAAGGTGGTGTCACAATGAAAGATCAAATGCAAATGGCCTTCATAGATGAGGGTGGACTAAGGGATGATGGAATGAATAGAGATCCTGTATCAGGTAATGAAGTTCCCTCTGGTTCTCTTGCGGAAGAAGTAAGAGATGATGTACCAGCAAGGTTGTCAGAAGGAGAGTATGTTGTTCCTGCTGATGTAGTTCGTTTCTACGGTGTAAAGTTTTTTGAAGATTTAAGAACTAAAGCTAAGATGGGCTTGCAAGATATGGAACAAAATGGTCGAATAGGTGGAACACCTATTAATGAGCCTACTCCTGCTAGATCTATGGATGAGGATTTAAGTTCTGAAGAATTTGAATTTTTACAAAGCTTAGTAGGTGACGAAAGAAATCTTGATGCTATGAGTCAAGAAATGACCTCACAAGCAACTGCTTTAAGTGAAGGTGGAGAAGTAAGAGGTTACTATGATTCTAGTATGGTTACTAATCCTTATCAACAACCTTATGTACCAGCATATGCTACCCCAGGGGCTATGACTGTTGGGATGAATGCACCATACATATATCCAGGATCAGGTGGTACTCCAGGGTATGGCCCACCACAAGCTCCACAAGAACCACCAGGTGGATGCCCTGAAGGAATGATGTGGAATGGAACTATGTGTGTTATAGATCCTAATTATGTCGCACCACAAAGAGGTGGTGGTGGCAGTGATGACGATGGTCCAGGGACTACAGCACCAGAACCAAAACCTTGGTATGAAGGTATAGATGTAAGTGACCCTTCAGGTTATCTCGATGGTTTATTGGGAGCACAACAAGAAGATCAAAGTATGATCGGTGGAATATTATCCAACATGCCTATCTTTAAAGCAGTTGGCAGTATTGGACATTTAAGTAATGTTGCCAAAGCTAGAGCAACAGTAGCTATGGCTAAAGTTACGGAAGTTAATGGTAAAGCTAAATACAGTGATGAAGAAATTTCTGCTATGGAAGCTAAGATTGATAAGTACATAGATGATAATAATGTTAATAGAAAAATTGCAGACTCTATAGCTTCTGGTAGAATGTTTACAACTAGTGGTATGGGTAACTTTGATAAAAATAAAGATGGTAAATTAGATTTCTTAGAAGAACTTGGTGGTAATATAAAAGAGAAACAACCAACAAAACCAAAACCTGAATATATTGATACTTCTAAACTTAAAGGAGTTTCAACAAGCACAACTTTTAAAAAAGATGGTGATACTGGAACTGAAACAGATGCTTTACGTAGACAAAGAAGTGATGAGAGTAAAAGTAATTTAGAAAAAATGATGGCTGATACTCGTAAAAGAGCTGATGCTATTAAAGCAGAAAGTAAGAAAACTGGTAAAAGTATTGCTGAAATTGGTAGAGCATCAGCACCATCAAGTGCAAGTAAAACTGCAAAACAAAAAGCCAAAGAAGAAGGTGATCCAAGAGGAATGGATAAAGGCGGCTTAATGTCTAAGAAAAAGAAAAAATAAGTTGTACAACCTATTAACCCTATCCTATACTGATAACGATAAGGCTACCCTATACTGATAACGATAAGGCTACTCAGCTACGGCTGACCCCAACATAAAAGGAGAAATACTATGCCTGAACTAGCAGAAATTGAAACCCCAAAAACTGCAGGATTTGTTGAACGTGGATCTAACTACGCCAAACGACAACAACGAATGGAAGACGAAGAAAAGGAGATTGCAGAGCTTGAAGCCCAACAACGTGGTGAAACTGAATCTAAAGAAGAAGTTACCGAAGAGAAAGAGGCCGATACAGAAGCTAAAGAAGAAACGCTATCTGCAGAAGAAAAATCTTTTAAAAAACGTTATGGTGATTTAAGACGCCATATGGGTGAAAAGGAAAAAGAGTGGAAAGAAAGACTTGAAGCTCTTGAGAATAGGTTAGAGAATACCTCTGTTACTCCACCTAAATCTGATGAAGATATTGCTGAATGGTCAAAGAAATATCCAGATGTTGCAGGTATAGTAGAAACTATTGCTGCTAAAAAAGCACAAGAAATGTTTAGTAAAGCAGAGAAAAGACTTCAAGAAATAGATGAAGTACAAAGCGAAGCTAAACGTATAGAACTAGAAGCAGAGATAAGACAGGAGCATCCTGACTTTGATGAGTTAAAAGCTGCAGATAAGTTTCATAACTGGGCAGAAGAACAACCTAAGTGGGTTCAAGATGCTTTGTATGAAAATGCAGATGATCCTGCTTCTGTAGTAAGAGTTATTGATTTATATAAGATAGATCACAAAATAACTAAAACAGATAAGAAAGCAAATAAAAAAGCTGCTGCTTCTGTTGTTACAAAAAGAACCAAGACATCTGTAGATGCTGATGAAGCTGGAAGTTACATTAAAGAATCTGATGTAGCTAAGATGTCTACTAAAGATTTTGAGAAAAATCAAGATAAAATAAACGAAGCTCTTAGGGCAAATAAGTTTATTTACGATATTTCTGGCACTGCCAGATAAAAGATGTTGACAAATTTAAATTTGTTAATATAACTAAGGTCATAGCAAACAGAGCCTCATTCAGACTACCTCTATGCTAACCTTTAAGAAAGTCTAAACTAACAAGAATCACCTGAGTAAGTACAGGCCCAACTAGTATTGATTGGCGAATCTTTACTAGATTGCACCCTAGAAAATATTCAGCCTCTTTAATGTACGTTTAGCTTTGTAACCCAAAGCCAAATAACAGGAGGATTTATCATGGCTTTTACATCCGCATCGGGTCACGGTAACTTACCTAATGGTAATTTTAGTTCCGTAATTTACTCGAAAAAAGTACAGCTTGCTTTCCGCAAGAGTACTGTTACTGGTGATATCACAAACTCTGATTATTTCGGAGAGATTGCTGCTCAAGGTGATACAGTGAAAATCATCAAAGAACCAGAAATTTCTGTGAGCAGCTATGCTCGTGGAACTACTGTTTCTGCACAAGATCTAGACGATGAGGACTTCTCTCTTGTCATCGACAAAGCAAACTACTTTGCTTTTAAAATTGATGACATCGAAGAAGCACACTCACATGTCAACTTCATGGATCTTGCAACTAACCGTGCAGCTTACCGTTTAGCTGATCAGCATGACCAAGAAGTTCTTGGTTACCTAGCAGGTTTTAAACAGTCATCTCTGCACTCACAAGCAGACACAGCTAATGACCAAGTAAATGGTTCAAAAGCTGTATCTACTGCTGGCTCTAACGAATTGCTTTCAAGCATGCAGTTAAAGAAAGGCGACTTTGGCAATATTACAACTACCTCTGCTGGGGATCACTCAATTCCACTAGCAGCACGTATGCCAGGTGCTACTGCACTTCCAACTGCCACAGCTTCACCATCAATGGTTGTAGCTAGAATGGCTCGTTTGTTGGATCAACAACAAGTTGATACACAAGGACGTTGGATTGTTGTAGACCCAGTGTTCATGGAAATTCTTCGTGATGAAGACTCACGTCTTTTCAACGCAGACTTCGGTGAATCTGGTGGTATGCGTAATGGTCTTGTTTTGAATAACTTTCATGGTTTCCGTGTTTATACTTCAAGCAACTTGCCAGCCGTTGGTACAGGCCCAGGTACAACTGGTTCTGCAAACCAAAACGCCAACTACGGTGTAATCGTAGCTGGACATGATTCTGCTGTCGCAACTGCGGAGCAAATCAATAAAACAGAAACATATCGTGACCCTGACAGCTTTGCTGACATTGTTCGTGGTATGCATCTATATGGCAGAAAGATTCTTCGTCCAGAAGCTCTTGTTAATGCCAAGTATAATGCAGCGTAGGGAGGAATAAACAATGGCTACAGTTTCTTCATTAGTTGTAAGTGCTAGAGGTTCTGGGAACCCTAAAAAGTCTCCATACATGGTGCAAACAACTCTAGACTTTTCAAACTCTGCTATCAACTCATTATCTGCAGGTGACATCGTGCAAGCGATAACTATACCTGCTGATACATGTGTATTGTATGCAGGTGCTGAAATGATTACTACAGTTCAATCTGGCGCTGATGGTAATACCGTAAACTTAGGTTTATCAGACGTAGATCAGTACATAGCTGGTGCAGACATTGATGATGACTCGGCTATCTTGTCATCAGGTGTTGGTTACCTTACTCCTGCATCTACAGCTTCTGTACCTGTTTTACTAGGTGCTGCTGACACGCTTGATCTTGAGCTACAAGCTACATCAACTGCTCCAAACGAAGGCAAGATTCGTATTTTTGCTTTACTTATGGATATAAGTCCAATAGGTAACGAAAATACTGCACATGTTGCCGCAGGTGGTGCTGCTGAAGTAGATCGTGATCTACTAGCATAAAATAACTTTAGGGGCTGCTTTTTAAGTGGCCCCTTTAGAACATCTAAATGATACTTAAAGCTAAAAATAAATTATCTAGTTGGGATATTAAAATATTTAATCTGGATGAAGTATATGCCAGAATGGATGATGCTGCTTTAACAGATAGAAATTTTTTAGCTGCTATTAAAAAATCAATAGATGAAAATGGTATGCTTTGGCCCCCAATAGTTTGGTCACAAAAAACCTTTCTACGTTATGCTGAAGAACAACCATATAGACAAGACCCTACTAAACCTGTAGATGTAGATTTTAAGTATCGTTGTGCTATAGGAAATAATAGGTTTAACTACGCTAAAGAAAATGGGTATAAGCAAATAGAATGTGTTTATGTTCCAACTTGGCAAGATAAAGATGCAGTATTAGAAGTAACTAAAATGGAATACTGCGTAGATTTTTAAGAGGATTTAAAATGGGTATAACAACAGCGATGTGTACAAGTTTTAAAAGTGAGCTTTTGGGTGGAACCCATGATTTAGATACTCATACAATTAAACTTGCACTTATTAAAGCTTCACCATCAGGAACATATAATGCAGCTACTACTAACTATTCAAATGTTACAGGTAACTCTGACGAAGCTAGTGGTACTAATTATTCTGCAGGTGGGCAAAACTTAGACAGTGCCGCCATTTCTACAGACGGTACAACTGCAATAGTAGACTTTGCAGATGAAGTGTTTTCAAACGTAACAACTTCAGCAGATGGTTGTATTATTTACAACTCTTCTGCATCAAACAAAGCAATTTGTGTAATTGACTTTGGTGGTACAGTTAGTGCTACAGCAGGTGATTTAACTATAGAATTTCCAGCAGCAGGTGCAAGTACTGCAGTAATACGTATTGCCTAAGAGGTAAGTTATGGCAGTCGTAGCAGCTTCAGCTAAATACGGTGTTGGTGTATATGGTGCATCTAATTTTGGTGCAGTAAATATATCAAGAACTCTTACTGGAGTTGCAGGTACAGGTGCTATAGAATCAGTTTCTGCTGGTGGTTTTGAAATTGATATATCCGAAAGACTTGGTAGTGTAAGTGCTACAGGCGCAATCGGAACAATATCTCCAAACATAGCACCAAATATAACAGGTGTATCCGCTACAGGTGCAATAAATGCATCATTAGAATTTAGCAATACACATAGACTTGGTGGAGCAGCTTCAACAGGTAGTATAGCTACTGTTGGTGTTGGTGTATCAAAAACACTAACAGGTGTATCAGGTACTGGTGCAGTAGAGTCTGTTTCAGCAGGTGGTTTTGAAATAGACATTAGTGAAAGACTAGCTAGTGTATCTGCAACAGGTGCTATAGGTACAGTACAACCAGTTGTAAGTTTTTCTACTTCACTTACTGGTGTTAGTGGTACATTAGAGCTAGGTAGTATAGAAGCTAAAACTGGTGAAAAATTAGGTAGTGTACAGGGTACAACTTCTTTAGGTACAATTAAAACTCATGTCAGTGAAGCTATAACTTCAGTAAGTGCAACAGGAGATATAGGTTTTGCTAGATCAAATGTAACAGCAATAGTATTTGATTATAATTCAGTAAAACATTTGTACAATAAAAGAAGAACAGTTAATTTACCTGAAAGAGCAGCCTAATGCCTACCAAAGTAATAACTGGTGTAGCATCTACAGGTTCTATTGGAACAGTATCTACAAATGTAGTAAATGGACCAACTAATGGTGCAAGAACAGCTTTAGTTATAGCAGAACTAAGAAAAGTATATATTGCTCGTAAACCTACATCAGCAGATAGAGTTGTTTACGCAAATGAGGATTAATAAATGAGCTTTCGTTGGCCTAGCAAAGACCCAGATGAAACTTTAGATTACAGTGTAGATTGGTCAAGATTTCTTGATACTGCAATTATTACTTCAGTAATATGGTTTGTAAAGTCTTCACTATATAATACTAAAACAAGAATAAATCCTGGGCAAACTTTAACAACAGCTTCAAGTAGTGCAACAACTGATAGTTTACAAAATGTTGCACAAACAAATACAGATACTGTTGCTACTATAAATATTGGTGGTGGACAAAATAATGTTGAGTATACTTTTTTTTGTCAAATGACTGATAATACTGGTAGTACAGCAGAAAGAAGTATTAAAATAAGATTGAAGGAACGGTAAATGGCATACAATTTTCTTGGACTTGTTAATGATGTAAACCGTAGACTTAATGAAGTTGAATTAACTTCTTCAAATTTTCTTAATGCAGTTGGTGCATATAGTATGGTTAAAGATGCTGTTAATGCATCTATTCGTTTTGTTAATCAACATGAGTTTGAGTGGCCTTATAATCATGTTACAGAAGAAGAAACTCTTACTCCAGGTATTGTAAGATATGCATTTCCTGCAGATACTAAAATTTTAAACATGAATAGTTTTAGAATAAAAAGAAATGATACATTAGGTAATGAAAGTAAAAAATTATCTGTATTATCATATGAAGAATATTTAGAAAAATATGTTGATATAGAATATAACACTTCTACAAATTTAAGACAGTTACCAACTTTTGTTTTTAAAGCTCCTAGCACAGAATTTGGTTTAGTTAATCCACCAGATAAAGCTTATGAATTAGTTTATGAATATTATAGATTACCTGTTGATTTAATAAATGCTACAGATGTTCCAACTGTACCTGAACAATTTAGATATGTGCTTGTAAATGGGGCTATGCATTTTGCATATTTATTTAGAGGTGAGTCAACAGAATCAGATATGATGCAATCAAGATTTGAACAAGAAATAAAACAAATGAGAAGTTTGTATATTAATAGATACGATTATCTTAGATCAACTGTAATTAATACTACTGTACAAACAAATACTAGAGTTTCTTAATTTATGCCTACAACTCATCAAACATATCCTGTAGAGTTCAGGGGTGGGCTTATTAGTAATATGAGTCCTTTGCAACAAGGTATTAATTTACCAGGATCTGCAAGAACTCTTAGAAACTTTGAACCTTCTGTTGAAGGTGGTTATCGTAGAATAGAAGGTTATACTAAGTACGACAGTAACTTAATACCACCTTATGGTTCTCCTGTAGTAACTGGTGCGAGTCAAACTGGTACAAGCCTTAATATAGCTAATATAAGAACAACTCCAGTTGCTGCTGATACATTTAAACTCATACATGCTACAGCAAATGTAAATGGTGCTACTAGTAATGCTACTGCACTTGTATTAGATGGTAACTCTGGTACTATTGCTGCAGGTATGACAGTTACAGGTACTGGTATTTCAGGGACAGTAACAGTAGCTTCAGTATCGGATCAAAATAATATTGTACTTTCTGATGCACAAACATTAGCTGATGATACAGCATTAACTTTTAGTAAAGTATATACTATTGCAAGTGGTGGTGTTAGTTTTAATGGTACAAATAATACTGCTACTTTAACTTTAACTTCTAGTCTTCTTACATCACCATTAAATGGAGACTCTTTAGAATTTGTTTCTACTACTAGTAATTATCTAGCTTTAGGTTGTGGTGTATTTTTAGATAGTGTTATTGTTGCTAAAAATAATGACTTATTTAAAACTACAGGTTCAGGTTATACTCTTTTAAATGTACCCTCTTATGGAACTGTTTTAGTAAATGGTGGATCACAAAGTGGTACAAGTCTTGTAGTAGATGGTCTTACGGGTACACCTCAAGCAGGTGATGTATTTAAAGTTGCAGGTATAGATAAAATATACACTGTTACATCTAATGCAAGCGTAAGCTCTGGTGGTGCAACATTAGCAATAGCACCTGCTTTAGCAAGCGCACCTGCAGATAATGCTGCTATAACTTTTTTAAGTACATCAAGAGAAAGTGCTAGTAAAACTAGATTTTCTAGGTACAACTTTGATGGAACAGAAAAGATAGCTATTGTAGATGGTCAAAATGTACCTGCTACATTTACTCAAACAAGCACATTTACAAACCTTATTGATGCACCTTCAGATATAACAGGTGCAAGTTTTGTAGTAAACTTTAAAAATCATTTGTTTTTTGGTAAAAATGATTTACTTACTTTTACTGCACCATATACGGATAATGACTTTACAGTAGCAAATGGTTCTGGTACAATCGGTGTAGGTGCTGATATTACAGGTCTAATAGTATTTAGACAACAATTAATAATATTTACAGAGTCTTCTATATTTTCATTAAATGGTAATACTGTCGGAGATTTTGTTTTACAATCTATTACATTAGATATTGGTTGTACTAACTCAGATACTATACAAGAAGTTGGTGGAGACATAATGTTTCTTGCACCAGATGGTTTGAGGTTATTAAGTGCAACAGAAAGAATAGGTGACTTTGGGTTAGCAGTTGTATCTAAACTAGTACAAAAAGAAGTTACAGATTTTGTAACTAGAAATACTTCTTTTGCTAGTGTTGTTATAAGAGAAAAATCTCAATATAGGATACTTGGTTACAATACTAATATTACTCAAGGTTCTTCAATGGGTATACTTGGAACACAATTTTCAGACCAAGGTGGGGCTGAAATGGCTTGGGGAAATTTAAGGGGTATTAGAGCCTACGTAGCAGACAGTAGATTTTATCAAAATACAGAAACAATAGTATTTGCAAACGATGATGGCTACTTATATAAAATGGAAGATGGTAATAGTTTTGATGGATCAAATATTCAAACTGATTTTTCTACTCCATTTTTACCAATTAGTGATCCAAGAATTAGAAAAACATTTTATAAAATGAATGTATATACTGATGCAAAAGGAAGTGTTGCATTAAACTCAAATTTAAAATTAGATTTTGATAATGAAGGAAGTATACAACCACAACAAATTAGTTTAAGTAATGCAACTTCTGCTGCATCATTTTATGGAAATTCAATTTTTGGTACAGATACTTATGGAAGTAAATTAAAAACACTTTTTGAATCACAAGTAATAGGATCAGGTTTTGTCGTATCTTTACAGTTCACATCTGATAGCACTGATCCACCATTTTCTTTAGATGCTATCACATTAGATTACGGAACAAATACAAGAAGGTAAAAAATTATGGGAACAGGTTACACTAGAAACGATACAGGAAATAACATTGCTGATGGTAATGTTATCAATGCTTCTGACTTAGATGGTGAGTTTGACGCAGTAGAAAATGCGTTTAATTCTTCTTCTGGTCACACACATGATGGCACATCTGCAGAAGGTGCTCCGATAGAAGTACTCGGACCTTCTCAAGATATTGTTATTACGGCAGCACTTTTACGTCCTAAGACAGATAATACTGTAGACTTAGGTACATCATCTTTGATGTATAAAGATGGATTTTTTGATGGTTCAATTACTACTCATGGATTAACAGTTTTTGATGATGAAGGAACAGATGCTACTATTAGATTAGACGGTAACTTTCCCACTGGTTCTAGAAATATAGCATTTGGTTTAACTGCATTAGATAGTTTAGATGGTTCAAGTCCTGGTGGAGATAACATTGCTATAGGTAATGCTGCACTAACTGCACTTACAACAGGTGATCACAACATAGCTATAGGTTCATCTGCAGGTGATGCCTTGACTACTGGTGCTGCTAATGTAGCAATAGGATTTGAAGCTTTATCAACAGAAGATGCTGATGGAAACAACGTAGCTATTGGTTATCGTACATTAAAAACTCAAAATGCAGGAGCAGATGCACACAATATTGCAGTAGGTTATGATGCAGGACTATCAATTACAACAGGTATTCGTAATGTAATAATTGGTGGTATTGCAGGTGACGCTTTAACTGATGCTGATTTTAATGTTGGTATCGGTTATCAGTCACTTACAGGAGATACTAAAGGAAGTAAGTCAACTGCTGTTGGTTATAGAACACTAGCTAATCAAAACTTTAGCACTTCAACAGACAGTCATAATACTGCAATAGGTAATGATGCAGGACTAAACGTCACAACAGGTGTACAAAATACTTTAATCGGTAGTTTAGCAGGTGATACACTTACAGACGCAGATTCAAATGTAGCTGTAGGCTACAAAGCATTAAGTGCGGATACTTTAGGTAGTAGAAGTGTTGCTATGGGTTATGAAGCATTAGCTACACAAAACTTTACTACAGCTAATAATGTTTATAATGTAGCAATAGGTTACTCAGCAGGTTCTTCAATTACTACTGGTAAAAACAGCGTTTTTATCGGTGGGCTTGCAGGTGATGCTTTAACAACAGGTGATCGTAACGTAGCAATCGGTACTTCTGCTCTAGGTTCAGATACTTTAGGATCTAGAAATGTTGCTATAGGTAATGGTGCACTGACAACACAAAATTTTACAACAGCTACAAATTCTTACAATACTGCTGTAGGTTACGATGCAGGTAATGATATCACAACAGGCATTCAAAACACTCTTATCGGTGCACTAGCAGGTGATGCACTCACAGATGCCGATTATAATGTAGCATTAGGATTATCGGCATTAACTGCAGATACTTTAGGTAGTAGGAGTACAGCAATAGGGTATGGCACATTAGCTACACAAAACTTTACTACAGCTACAGATGTATATAATGTAGCAGTTGGGCATCATGCAGGTGCGTCAGTTACAACAGGCACAAGAAATACCCTAATAGGTGGATTATCAGGAGATGCTTTAACAACAGGTGACCGTAATGTAGCTATGGGATATGCTTCTTTATCTAGTGATGACGTAGGTAGAAAATCAGTTGCAATAGGTTATCAAGCATTACAAAATCAAAATTATTCTACTACTACGGAGTCTTTTAATACAGCGGTAGGATATGATGCAGGTCAAGCAGTTACTACAGGTACACAAAATACCTTTATTGGTGGTTTAGCAGGAGATGTTGTTACAACAGGCTCTGAAAATACTGCTTTAGGTCAAGCTGCTTTAGGTTCTGATACTTTAGGCAATAAAACTGTCGCAGTTGGCAATGGTGCTTTAGCAGGTCAAAATTTTACCACTGCTACAGATAGTCACAATACTGCTGTTGGTTATACAGCAGGATTATCACTAACAACAGCACTTAATTGTACTTTTATGGGTAGTGGTGCAGGAGATGCTGTAACTACTGGAAATTTAAATACCTTTGTTGGTGCTTTTGCAGGGTCAGCTACAGACGATGGTTCTAGTAACACAGCAGTAGGTGCATATGCTCTTGATGCAGGTAACTGTGGAGATAATAATACTGCGATTGGTGCAGGTTCTTTAGGAAGTTCATCTTATACAGGTGAAAATAATACTGTTATTGGTAAAGATGCGGGTAATTCACTAACAACAGGCCCTAAAAATGTCATAGTAGGTTCTTTAGCAGGAGATGCAGTTACCACAGGAGAAATGAATGTTGTTATGGGGCATGAAGCTCTATCTGCTGACACACAAGGCGATAAAACAGTTGCAATAGGAACCTCAGCACTTAAAGCGCAAAACTTTTCTACTGATACAATTAGTTATAATACTGCTGTTGGTACATTTGCAGGTACAAAAATTACAACAGGAATTAATAACACACTTATTGGTTTTAATGCAGGAGCAGAAACATTAGATAGTAGTGATAATACTGCTGTTGGAAGACTAGCTTTGGGTTCAGCGGATAGTGGTGGTACAAATACTGCTGTTGGTGTTCAAGCTCTTACAGCTTGTACTGGATATGATAACACTGCGATTGGTTTTTTAACAGCAAGAGCAATAACTTCTGGTCATAACAATATAGCCATAGGTCATGATGCAGGTCTTACTGGAAGTCCAGGAGGTAATGTCACAACTGGTTCAAACGAAATATATATGGGTGATGAAAACATTACCACTTTTAATGCTCAAGTAGATATAACGGCAGCTTCTGATGAACGAGATAAGACAGATTTTACTGCATTAGACTTAGGTTTAGACTTTGTAAAAGCTATGAAACCGTACACCTTTAAGTGGGATAAACGTTCTAAATATGGAGATAAGACAGCAGATGATTATGATTTAGATGCCATAACTTCTGATGGAACTCATAAAGAAGATTGGTTAGATTTAGGTTTTAAAGCACAAGATGTTAAAGCATTAGAAGAAGCTTCTAATTATAAAATTGCAGATAAAACAAATTTAACTGTAAGTGTAAGTGGCGATGGTAAACAGTACGGAATGAGGTACGCTAAATTAGTACCAATTTTAGTCAAAGCTATTCAAGAACAGAACGCACTAATAGAAGCACTCACTTCAAGAGTAGCAACCCTAGAAGGATAAGCATGGACTTAATACAAAGAAACTTTCCTAACGTAGGGGTTATCGAGGGGCAACTTCCAGAAAACGTTGTGGACAACATATGGAAAGTTGTAAACGAGGCAAGAGAACAACCAGAGGACATGAAGCCTGAACTCGCAGGTAACATTAGTAAGTCTATCAGGTTAGACAGTAACTCACCTTTGCTCAAAGAGTTTGTTGATGAGTTACTACCTTCGTTTATACAAAACCACATTGAAGCTTATGGACCACCTTGGCGTGAAACTATGCGTGAGGGTGAGGGTTGGAACTTAGAAAGCCTATGGGTAAACTTCCAAAGGCAACATGAGTTTAATCCACCGCATGACCACAGTGGCGTGTATAGTTTTGTAATATGGATGCAGATACCTACATCCTATGCCGAGCAAAAGAAACTTCCTATTTGTGCTAACTCAAATGCAGATAACCACATATCTAACTTTGCATTTAGCTACACGAATACGTTGGGCAGAGTATCAACTTTTGCCTATAACATGGAAAAAGAAGCAGAGGGTTACATGGTTATGTTTCCATCGACTATGCTTCATCAAGTGTTTCCTTTTTATAATAATGATGGGGAACGTATATCAATTTCAGGCAATATCAACATTGCAAAACTAGAAGGGTAAGTATAATGGCAAGAGATGCAGATCAAATAGCACAAGACCATGCTGCAATGCTTGGTAGTGTGTCAGTAATTAATAGTATTATCGCTACCCACGCTAAAGGCAGTGATGCAAGTGATGGTAGCAAAGAAGATTCTGACGGTAACACAATACCTGCTGATTTCGGACATGATATGACGCATGACGAAAAGAAAGAGCGTGTAGCTCGTAGCAACGGTTACCTAGTTCATATGAAAGCACTAGGTGATTGGGGAAGTGAAAGTTTTACAGAAATAGATAAAGCTATAAGTGCAGCTAATTCTTTTACTGGAAGCTAATTTAACTATTGTAAATGAAAGGAAAATAGCAATGGTAAAAAATAAAAAAACACCTATGACTATAAATAAAAAAGAATACTTTCTTGAAGATTTAACTGATGAACAAAAAGTATTGTTTAATCACGTAGCAGACTTAGATCGTAAGCTATCTAGTGCTAGATTTAACGTAGACCAACTCAGTGTTGGACGTGAAGCTTTTGCTAGTATGCTTGCACAATCTGTAGAAGCAAAGATTGTAGACGAAGATAAAGCTGCATAACTTTATAGGTTACAAATGGAAAACATGAAACTTCCCATAGCTCTAGTTATGGCAATGGCTGTACAGCTTGCAGGTGGTGTTTGGTGGGTATCCCAACAAGCAGCTACTATATCATCACTAGAAGAAAATGTAGCACAGTTTGCTAGTCGTATGGCTGTAGAAGATACAGTAAATCTTAAACGTGATGTACAAGAAAGTAAGTCTGACATACTAGAACTGTGGGAAGACAGTGATGAAATATGGGAAGAAATGGGTGCTATGGTTGCAACATTTAGTTCTGTTAATCAACTCAAACAAAGAATAGCTTTACTTGAAACAGAGTTAAAGTACATGAACCGTGAACATAATAGAATGATATTAAATGACGATGGTATGTAGTAATGGACCCCATCACGATCCTCTCAGGAATAAAGTTAGGTCTAAGCACAGGGCGTAGCGTAGCTGCACTATCTAAAGACATAGGTAAATTTTTTGATGCAACAGATCAAGCCAAAAAACAATTACAGAAAAAAGGTATTTCTAGTAAAAGTGTTAATGCCACTGCACTAGACCGTTGGGCAAAGGTACGTCAAGCAGCCGAAGCTGAATCTGAGTTACAAGAGTGGATTACTCAATCATATGGCAGAAGTAAGTGGTTAGAACTTTTAAAAATACGCAAAGAAGTTCTTCAAGAAAAACGTGAGGCAGAAGCTCAAGCAAGACGTGAGGCTATAGAAAGACAAGAGTTAGCAGTAACCCTAGCAGGTATTTTCTTTCTTATTACAGCCTCTGCTATTGGCTCTACAGCATATCTTCATCATATGGGCTGGCTAAACATATGGGATTATTGGCCTTGGTAATTTATAAATATAAATAGGTAATTATAATGGATAGAACTCAAACACAAACTTATCTAAATAAATTTTGGAACTATAATGGTTCTAACCAATCGGATGAGATACAAGCTTTTCTTGCATCTAATCCAGGTGCAGCTTCTGGTGTTGGGAAAATATCTAATGCATTAAATAAAATGACTCGTGGTAAACCTACAGCTAAATTAAACAAAGGTGGTTATATAAGAGGATATCAACCAGGTGGTTCAGTAAAAAAACCTACTCCCCCTAAAGAACCTACTGTCGTACAAGAGCCACAACCTATAGGACAAAAACCTCCTCAATATGGTTGGGGTTATAATAGAACTGATGGTAGAACATTTGAATACGGTACAGCTTATCAAGTAGGTAAAGGTGATGCTAATACAGATAATCCAGTTACAAAAAGATACCCATTAGGAAATAAAGATGCTATTGCTAATGATGTTAAAAACTGGTTGGCTACAAACAATAAACCCTACGAAGAATGGAAATCAAAAAATCAACAGTATGAGCAAGATAAAGCAAAATATGATCAGTATTTAAAAGATAAAACTAAATATGATCAAGATTTAGTCCAGTATCAACAAGATGTAAATGACTACAATCAGGCAGTAACATTACAAACAGCAGAAAATATAGGTCAAACACAAGGTGCAGCTAGTGATTTAGCTATGAGAGCTTACACAGATCCAGCTTCATTAGTTCAACAACCAGACTTAGCAAAACTTGATCCTAGTGCTGAAGGTACAATTATTGGTTCTGGTGTAGGTCAAATACCAGATTTTACTCTTAATCCTATGGGTTTATCAGTAGGAACTCAACCAGGATATACTGCAACTAAAGCTACAGCAGCAGAGATAGATGCACCAGATCAATTAAAAGCTCAAACTATAGAAGCACAAGGTTCTCAACAAGGAATACAATCTGCCCTACAAGGATTTACAGGAGCACAAGGGCAAATATCTGCACAAAGTCTTGTTAATGCAGCAACTACAGATCCTTCACAAACAGCAGTAGGTAATTTACAGGCTGCTCAAGGCACTGCAACTATGATGCAAAACCCTGTACAAAGGCAGATACAACAGGGAGAAATTGTTTCTGGTGTAGCAGATGCATCAAAAGCTTTAGAATTTATAGGTCAAACACAAGCTGCACAAGCTAGTCCATCTCAACAAGCTATGGTGCAGGAACAGTTATCTGAACTAATGCTAGATTTTCAAGGTGGTAATACACCTGCATGGGCTGCTGGTGCCATAAGAGGAGCCGTAGGTAAAATGGCTCAAAGAGGTTTAGGTGCTTCTAGTATTGCAGGACAGGCTATAGTGCAAGCCGCTATGGAATCTGCACTACCTATTGCACAAGCAGATGCACAAACAATAGCACAATTTGAAATGCAGAACTTGTCAAACCGTCAACAAACTGCTATACTAGCAGCACAACAACGTGCTCAGTTTATAGGGCAAGAGTTTGATCAAGCATTTCAAGCAAGAGTTCAAAATGCTGCTCGTATTTCTGACATAGCAAATATGAATTTTAGTGCAGAACAACAAGTAGCATTAGAAAACAGTCGTGCAGCAAACTCTATGAATATGGCTAACCTAAGTAATAAGCAAGCTATAGTTATGGCAGAAGCTGCTGCTATATCACAATTAGA